TTATTGCGAGAAGACTGAGGTTGTTTCGGTAACACTTTCTAAGACTGTTGTTCGATTGATTGTTGTCATGTTGGACAAACCAGGGCCAATGTAACTTTCTGCGTACTGGAACGCTTGGCCTGGATTCGCAATGGTGACGTTGGGTTTTTGTGTTAGGTCTGCACCTGTCCATGTATAACTTACTCCGTTAATCGTTTGGGACGTTTGCTCTGGAGGCGGTGAAAGAGTCGCACCATCAATAGCAAGATTCGTTCCATTAATCGTATAAGTATGCCCAGTGTTGAAATCGCTAGAGACAATAGTTTCAGTAACATTTTGTGTAGTACGAGTAGTAGCTGACATCGTTCCGCTGGAAAAGTTGGGAACCACTGGTACAGCTAGAGCATAAGGGGTATTTAATAATAATAATAGCGGTAAATAGCGTTTCATTATCTATGCACATCCGTGAAATATCGCCACATATAGTAATTAAATGCGCCTACGATAATGATCCCTAAGATTGCAAGAATTATTGGTAAGTGCATCATTTTACGGTCAAGCTGGTTACTACAGATCCAACGGCAGATGTGTTTGCGCCTCCAGCGGTCAAAGTAACAACTCCAGCACTTGTAATTGTTCCTGCTAAAGAACCTGCAACACCACCAGACATCGTTAAAACTTCACCGTAAGCTGGCATATCAGCTACCACACCTGAAGTAACATCAACACCTGATCCTATGGGATTTGTTGCATCACCTTGAGTCCAACTTTCCGAAAAGGAAAAGGCTGCACCCGCAGTATTTACGTCATACGCTCCAACATCAAGTGTCGCTGCTGTAGTGGCAGTGCCAGCAGTCAGCTTGCCGAAGTGAGCATCAGTCGCAACTTTAATATTGGAACCTGACACTGCGTAAGTACTACCTATACGATTTGAGTCCGTGTAGGCTCCATTAACTGTCAACTGAGTTGAAGTTGTGATGTTATGCGTCATATCTGCACTAGCAGGAGACGCTAAAAGGAGTAGTAAGAATAGCTTTTTCATAAATAAGCCTTACTGATTTGTGCTAGTAATCCTAATACTGCCAGACCTGCACTAACAACTGCGGCAGCCTGGAATACCCTTTTTTCTAATTGTCTAACCCTATCCTCTAAATCTTCTATTTTCTCTTCTGCTCTTTTGAGCTTCATCTCTGTGCAAACAATACGAGTTTCCTGCCTCGCATCAATCGATAGATCTTCTCCCATCATGTCAACCTCCCATCAGGGCCAATCTCTTTACCAGTAACGGGATCTGTCTTCACAACTTCTGCTCCTTTGATCTGGATCGGAGTTAGCACACGAATTGTTTGATAGTTTCCACCACCTCCTTCAGCCATCATTGTTTGCATTTCTTTCTTGGTCATTGGCTTATCTTCTGGAGGAACTTCAAACGTGCCATCACCTTTCTTCTTAGCTGACTTCTCTAAACCAAAACTTGCGAGGGAACTCGCTAACAAACTCGCAGGAAAAGTTATATCCTGCTTCTCTCCACTTGTCAGGCCAGGGATTTTAGGCAGGTAGTTTAAAGTTACGAGACTGCCACTCCAAAAAACTACCAAAAGTCTGACTGCAACTGAGATGTATTCAAATTGCTCGTCACGATCAGGAACTTTATCTTTAATTTTTTCGAGTAAATTTTTCTTTTCTGGCTTGGTTTCGGGCATAGAAAAACAGAAACAATAGTCTAAGATTACTCCAAAAGGATAAAAATGCCTCAAGAACTACTCGCAGCCTTGATAGGGGCAGCTATCTCTGGAGCGTTGATGGTCTTAGCAAATCGCTCTAATCGTAATCAAGGTAATTTTCGTGAAATATTCCATCGTTTAAATGCTATTGAAAAAGATATAGCTAGATTAGAAGTTAAAAAGAGGGATCCAAACGGATGGAGGAACAGATAGCAAGAGTAAAAGCAAGAATTAAGGAGTTAGAAACTTTGCTTAAGTACTGGGAAAAGAAAAAGTGAATTGTTGGCACTGTGAAACTGAATTGATTTGGGGCAGTGATTCCAACTGCGAACACTTAGAGGATTTTGACTATGTGGCTTTCTTGAGTTGTCCTCAATGCAAATCAGAAGTTGAGGTTTACCATCCTCGACCAAAAACAAAACCCCCTACCGTCCATAGGGGGTAATGTCTATACCTAATCTCGATGTTTGATACTTAAGCTTGCAGCCTCCTAATAAATTGCTATCTAACCTTAGCCAGTTCTTTTTTGTTGTTCAATAGGTAAGCTCTCTCAATTTGCCTTCTTTTTTCTAAGCAGTGTGAACAAAAACATACAATCGTTTTAATCTCCATAATCCTGCTAACTTAGAGAGTGGCAAAGATAACAAAACCTCCCTTTAAACTGCACTTCTAGGGAGGTTCTGTCTGGTGTATGGGGAGCACCAAGCCAAATCTAGCGTTTTTATATAGGCTTGTGAAGAGTAAGTCTATTTATGAGAAAACTATTCAAACCTTTCCTTCCTCTTCTTTATGCTTTTCTGCGTAGTGAAGCAGGTAAAAAACTGTTACTTGATCTATTGAAATCAGCAGCAAAACAAACTACAAATACACTAGATGACGAGGCTGTTAATTTCTTACAGTCGAGGCTATACCCTAATTCAACTACTACATTGCAATGACAAGTTACGATCCAAGTTGGTTAGAAGAAGATAGAAAGAGAATGATGGATATGGAGCGTTGGTACGTCCTTGATGGTCGTCATCTACCTGACAGTCCTTTCCACGGTGTCTACACTGGGTTGGCAGCTAAAGGTAAAGAATTAGATGGAGAACTTAGATGAACAATTTGTTCTGTTAGATCAACTAATGGAACCTCCAACAATGGAGCAAGAATTAGAATTAGAAAAAAAGATTAGATGGTTTCAAGAAGGAGCAACAAAAGAACAACTTATAAAACATTGTGAAGCGATAGAAAGAAACCATTTCCATCAATCGCAATTCATTGCTAATTGCTTAACTGAGATAGCAAGATGCAAGGCTAAAATTGCTTGTTTAGAGAATCCTGTGAGACAACGTACATTTAAAAACTTTTTACGAAAAATACTTGATTTATGAAGGAACAAATGTTGCGTCAGAGCCAGACTTGCCCCATTTAACTTCGCTGCTTTTTATTACAACTTCTGGATACTGAAGAGAATACCAACGGTGTTCACAGACAGGACATTTTCTACGTCTGATTGTAATCCCGTCAGTATCACGTTTAGTGCATACAACTCTAGTCCTAAGTTGACCGCACTTAGGGCAAGGACAATAAGTTTGATTCATTCAGCCTTCCCATACCTCTTGAAATACCATTCGCAATATTCTTCTAAAGTTGGCTCTTCAAATTCAACATCAGGGTTATAAAAATTGTAGGTAAACGATTTTGACGTTTGATAAAGAGGATGTTGGGATGTCCCTGAAGCGTCACCACAGTAAAAAGAAATAGTCTTTTGAGTGGCTAAATATTTTTTGATGTTCTTCTCGAAGAAACATCCGAATTGTCTATAAGGACTGTTAAGTCCTGTTCCTTTTTTCATGGTGCTTCCTCCTTTTCTCTTTTTGGGAACTGACCTTTATCATTCATGTCGTACCATTTTCCTTTTGAGTGAAAGGAATAAACATTAAACCAAGTGTTGCAATGAATTTCACCTTCAGAGTATGGGCCTAATGGTTTTTTCATGGTGCTGGTACGAGTATGTGTTGTGCGTGTTCTGATCGTCTTCCATCAGGCCATTTAACGCCGTAGTAATAACAAATACGATCTCTTTTGTTATGTTTCTCTATGACCTTGATAATTGTTCCAATGTTGGAATCAGTTGTCAGGCAAATTCCTATGCTGCCTCTTTTTTTATTGACTTGATCATTGATCTTGTATTTCGGTGAGGGCATTTTTTTGTAAATAAAGTTGTACTAATTTTTTTTTGCTGCAATGAGCATTTGATTCGGCTAATGATCTTAACTCTCTACTCGGAAGGTCTAAAAGAAACCTTTTAAATCCGTCATAAGGTTTAGGGCTTTTATAAAC